TAAGATCCTGATCTGTGCTCGTTCTACTAAACAGATCATCAACCTTGTTTCACAGTCTGACTTCTGCTCTGATCTCAAAGAGCGTGGTTATTCTTGGATGTATATCACGTCCAAGACTGGTGCCGTGATTGATGGGCAGAAAGTCAACCGTGAGGTGTTCTTTGACACTCTCAATGCCTGGGGTCGTGATGCTGACAAGAAGTTTGTGGTTCTTCATCACAGCATTCTGTCCGAGGGCATCAACGTTCAGGGTCTGGAGGCAGTTCTGTTCATGCGGAACATGGACTACATTGGAATCAGTCAGTCTATCGGGCGTGTGATCCGCCTGGGAGGCGCCCAGAAGACCTTTGGACTGGTCTGTGTGCCTGTCTATGATAAGGTGGGCATCAGCACCGCCAAGAGCGTTCAGGCGGTCGTAGACACTGTGTTTCGTCAGGGTCAACCTGCCATCAGTATCGTGCGGAGGTGACATGTTCATCATCAATCAAGAAGTGATGTACATTCATATCCCAAAGACATCGGGAACGAATCTACGTCATGTATTTTTTAACTCCTCTCATGATATTATAGATTATGATGAAGTTGGTAAAATTAAAAAATTAAGCACTCCAGCTAAAGATCTCTTTTGGAATGGGAGAGATATTCAGGATATTTTAGAGCATCCTTTTTTATACCTCTCTGAAATTGATTATCTAACAACAAATCACTCTCCTCTTTGGGTATGGCAAAAGACTAAAGATTGGGATGGTCACAAGATCATAACGATTGTTCGTAATCCTTACACAAGAGCAGTTTCCATGTACAAACAAGTTTTAAGATTGTTTGGTGTCGTTGTCAATCAAGAGATGAGTTTTGATGAATTCTTATCCAATTCAACGATTCAATCCATTATTGAACGATTTCCCCATGGTCACAAGTCTCAACAGGTAGATTATCTAAAAGATACTGATGGAAATATCAAAGTTGATCGGTTCTATAAATTAGAAACAGAGTTGGATATATTTGCCCAAGAATATAATTTGAAAGATATTCATACTCAAAAGTATAACAGTGGAAACTATTCAAAGAACTATTCGGAAATTTATAATGATTTTTTGATTGATTGGGTCAAAGAAACCTATGCTGATGATTTTAAATTTTTTGAATATGATACAGAACCTTTTTGGATGTGACAGTTTATAAACTGTCACAAGCACATCAAACCACCGCTCACTCATGCTATAATACTATAGTTCCAAAGGAAAACACTCATGCGTTGCAAAGTTCAACTCTATGTTGCTGGTAAAGTCTTCTATGAAGAAGTTCAAGCACGGGACTATGATGATGCTAAGCGCACTGCTCTTGCCCGCAATCCTAGTGCAAAAATCATTTCTGTGACTGCTGTATTTTGATGAATATTCCGAATGAGGGTCTCCTGAATCCCATACCAGGAGACCCTTCTGGGTATGTGACAAAAGATGGAATGTGGGCAGCAGTTCCTTTTGGAAAAAAGTTCATTATCATTCATAATGGGCAACAAGTTCATACTGCCAACAACTACAAGACTGCAAGGTCTTATATTGCGAAAGCAGTTAAAGGTCAATCTGTCTCAAGTTTGGATCAATTTCTATGAAAACTCTACTCGCTTCGACAGTTATTCTTTTTTCTCCAGCAGCATTTGCTCAAGAGGTTTATCCAATTAATGTGAATAAACTTTGTGCTGCTATTGTCGGCATTCCTTACGCTTCAGATAACTTTTCTGATGCACAATGGCAAAAGTTTAAAGTCTGTGTGAAAAATGTCAAAAAATATCAAGATTAAATAATATACTATCTTAAAAATGAATATGTCTTATTACATATGGTTTATTATATTTGCAGTGGTGGCATACTTTATCGTAACTGATAGTAGCGTTGCTGCTGCTTTTGACTATGTAATAAGACTTTTAACATTTGAATATCAGAAGCGTAAATGGTGGTTGCTGAATAATCCTAGAAATCCGATTGTGAAATATATGATTTGGAGACGCTCATACAAACTTGCCAAACAAATTGAAAATGAAATCCAAATGGAACGTCAATCCAGAATGTCCGACAACAATAGCGAGATTGTTGAGTGAATTAGAAGGAGTATCATATATTCTTGACTGTCTTGAAGATGAAGAAGCATCTGAGTATATTTCTAAATTAAAGAAAAAGTATTATAAAGAATATTTTAGTGGAAATAAATAACCATATATGGAGATTATAAATGCTTTCTACACAATATAGATTGAAACTTGAAGGTATTTGTGAAAAGATTGCGAAACAAGAAGAAGTATCTCTAGAGGATATGATTTGGGCAGAGAAACTTGGAAATGTAAATCCAACAGCAGCAAAGTTTCTTCGTCAGGCAAGAAGAAAGGCAGAGAATCCGAATATGCAAGAAGGTGATATGGATGACTTTCTCAATCAGTTGGATATTGGTGGTTTAGGTCACGAAGGAAAAGGAGTCAGAGGTTTTGATTCTCCTGATGAAATCGCAGAATGGTTTGGTAGGGAGAATGATACTGATGAATGGAGGCGTAGAGACTGATGAAGTCATTTCAAGAATTTCTTTTTGAAGAAGAAAAGTCATCTAAAGCAACAGCAGAATATCAGAACGAACCAAAGGGCAATGAGAAGTGCTCTAATTGTAATATGTGGAGACCTCCCAATGCTTGTACTGCGGTAAAAGGTAAGATTGCTGCTGATGGTTGGTGTAAGTGGCATCAATATAATAGAAAGAACAAATAACTCTTGACAATTCCTGTCAGGGGTCTTATAGTATATAAGTATCCAGTTTTGAGTATGTCAGAGAGAACACAAGAGTTTATGAACGCTGTATGGGAAGCACGAAACGCTGGTGCTGATACAGAGGAAAAACTGGTTGCGGCAATTTTGAAAACTGCTGCTGAAACTGTGAGATTCTATCAGGCACAAAATGACTTGATTGTGCTTGATAAACAAGATATGTTACAACTCGCACAAGAACTTGAAGAATGAAGGAACTTCCCGATAAAAGAGAACTTGATATAATGTGGACGGTCGCTACGTCGTCCAGTATTGAAACTGGCACAAGACCCCACTACGGGTTCGCCCAGATGTTGTATGATTACCTTGTAGACAAAAAACCCCGCGTAGGACTTGGTGATGGGAATCTTTTACACTAAACTCCCCAACTGTGATGTTGTTCGCAGCAAGATTGATGTCTTTGAACTCTATGATGAACCAGAAGAAAAAACTTATCGTGTAGAACTTACGGTAGATAATGAAGGTGTCTTCATTACTTCTGTTAGTGGTGGTGCTCGTGAAGATATGAGCATTGGTCACAAAGATGTTGCGATTGCCGTTGCCCGTGCTATTCTGGAGGCATACGGAGAAGTCTGATGACACTCAAAGAAAAGAAAGCACTTCTTAAAAAACTTGAGAATGCCTACAATACCTGTTTTGATTGTGGTAAAAAGTATGGTGTGTATTCTGTAGGTTGTTCTTCTGTTTATGAATCAACCTGTAATGTGTGTGGTGAAACCAAACCCATTACAGAAACTCGTGACTTTGCTTATTTTATTACTGGTATTCGCAAACTGAAACTGGAGATTGAAAATGAGAAGAGTAACCGTAAGACCCAAAAGCAGCAAGGCAAAGAATCGTCTTGCTAATATGATGGATAACAATGCCATATGTATTGTAGAGCAAGACAAAGGTGATGGTATGCTGTTTCTCGCATCAGAGAACCAGAAATACTTCTTCTGGGTGAATGTAAGCAACGATTGTCATTGGGAAACTGAGTGGGAGGTCTTATGAACTACCTTTGTTTTGTTGATGGTCTGCTAGAATACGCTAGTACTGACCCTTCTTCTTTTGCACACTACCAGTTAGTGTATGCCGAAGAACATCGTGATGCTGATGTCCAGTATCTTACTCTGACTGATGAAGAGTATGATGAAATGTTCCCTTATGATGATGAGGAAGAAGAATGAAACCCAAGTTTTATGTTATTTTAGAGCAGGCAATTGAGGAAGGTGTCCGTCAAGGATGGCATCGGGCACATAAACACGTAGAAAATCCCACTGAGGGTGCTGTCATTGAGCATATTGAAGATGCTGTGATGTCTGCCATTCACGAATACTTTACTTTTGATGAGGACGAATACCGATGAGTTTTTCTAAAACTATTTCCATTGTCGCCGCACTCGCAAGTATTTTTGGTGCTGGTGCTGCTGGATGGAAATTGGCACAAGATGACAATCAACAACCAAAGATTTATGAAGAACGCATTCAACAACTTGAAGAGCAACTGAAACAACAATCAACTCAAACTACAGTTCCACAACCAGTTATACTTCCACCTACACAATCTCAAGTTCAACAAGTACCGCAAGCATCTCAACTTCCTCCTCCACCTCCTCCTGTGCCACCTGAACAAGTGTCCCAGAGCACCCCATAGGTGCTTTTTTTGTAGTATAATACTCTCATACACAACAAACCGATGACTATTCTCAATCTCACTGACCGTCAAGTCACTATAATTTCCATTGCCATTACCAATCTCTATGATGAGATTGCTAAATCTGGTGAAGGTAGTTTGATGAGAGATGATATTATGGAACTCTCCAAATATATTCAACAACAATATCAGGAGGCACAACAATGAGCGGCGGACATTTTGGTGACTACGATTACTACAAGGTATCACAGTTTGCTGATGAACTGGAAGTAGAGATTGACAATAATGGTAAAGTAGATGAATATGGATATAAGCGTGAGTTTGATCCTGATATGATTGATTACCTGGAAGCGCAGATACCCAAACTGCGTAAGATGGCAGAGATTATGAGGCACATTGATTACTTGTATTCAGGTGACCACGGTGATGACAGTTTTCTACTTCGTGTGAAAGAAGTGGAGGCAAAGTATCAATGAAACAACATCCAGCAAATGATTGGCAATGGGCAGATGATGCCGAAGAAGGTTTTGTAGACTGGTTCAATGACTTTTATGGAAGATTTTCATTTAGGTGCGAACATTTTTATGAAGATTGTAAAGTAGAAGACGAAAAGACCCGTGAAGATTTACTTTACAAGTGGATACACGCAGCATATGTGAGTGGTTATGAAAGAGGTCTTTATGGTAGAGTGGAGGAAAAACAATGACTGACCGAAATCTTGAAAAAGAACTCTCCTACTGGGTATATAATGACCCAGAATACGGGGATGATATTACAAATCTTGACTATCCTGCTTTGATTGGACTTCTCACAGAACTTTTAGATAGGGTAGAACAACTTGAAAAGGTAAATAAGGAAAAACTTACCTTGCTAAACCTAGTGGAGAAAGGGCAATGAAACTCTTTGACTATGAAACTTATGAGGATTATGGGACGGAGTGGTTTTTCCAAGTTCTCACATCCCGCAGATTTGCTCTGCTGGATATTACAGTCCAGTGGGACGATTATGGGTGTGATGATTTATTGCCAGCAATTCAGTTGAGTATTGGTTCAAGTCATTTGTTTGGGTGTTTTATACGATACAAACGATTTCAATTTGATTGTAGTATAATTGATTGGAAACCAAGAGACCTCCGTTGGTATAAGAGGAACCGTAATGACTGACGAACAGATTGAAATGCTCCGCCGTCTCATTCAAGATGAGATTGAAGTTGCTGGTGTTGATGGTATGGAACACGGTGTCTGGGGTTGGATGGATAGTCAATTAGATAAACGCTGGAAAGAGTTTCAGGAGAGTTTTAATGACTGACGGTAAGTTGGTATTTCATACAAATGGAAAAGAAGTTTTTAGGATTGATGACCCTTCTTGGGGAAAAATCCAAACTCCTAAAATGAAATTAGAGGTAAAAGAAATGAGCCACGAAGAAATGCTTGAAGAAGCAGCACGACGAGAAAAAGAAAACAAAGTTTTAGACATCGCAACAAAGTTTATGGAAGAAAATAGTGAGGCAATGGAGCAACTTGCTGCGATTGAAAGGAAAGACCTAATTGACTACGCACTTGAAGAACTCAACGCAATCGTAATGGGAGGACAAGACACCAGAGAGTTTTATAATTCTGTTTCTTATATTCGTAAAGTATTAGAAAGTCTAAAATGACTTACAAAGTTAGATACACTGGTTTCGGTCCATATAAAGACAAATTTGAACCAAATCAAATCCTTACAGTCAAGGAAATGCTACCTTATGCTTGGCACGAAAACTTTACCTTTGAGGAAGTAGAAGGTGAGTATCATACAATTTTCTTTGAGGATGTAAAATGAAGTTTCAAGAACCAACAAAGTGGGAACTCTTCCTTGACGGATTTTACGATTTCCTGTATGCTTGGGAGTGTTATGATGATGGAGATTATCGTGAGTTCTGGGAGGCACTTTCTTCTGGATGGTATGATGAATACATCTATCCCTACGATGATATTTTCTACGGACACAAACCATCACCTGAACGCAAACTACGACTAGGACAATGACTTACCAACTCAATCCAGAAGCAAAAGCATTCTCATATACTCGTGAGGAACTCTTTGATTGTATCACTAAAATCGTAGCACATCCTCATAAGACCATCACAGAACACGACCAATCCCGTGCTCTTGCGATTATGGTAGTGTTTGAGGATTACTTCTCAAATTTCTTGGAATCTGATAATAATGGTTCTCACTATGTTTATGAAAGAGATGAACTTGACTTTGAGGATTTTGTGAGGCATAAACTTAATCTTGAATATTATCATCGTGTTGATGCTGATGAGGTGTTGAAATGACTGAACTCAAACTCTGTAAGGATTGTAAGTGGTATAAGAAATCTTGGGTGGAACATCTCATTTTTGGTAATGACGCAGACGATAAATGCTTTCATCCAGTATTGAGTGAAAATCTGGTGACTGGAAAAGTCAAAGGTGGTCGTTATTGTAGTTTTATGAGAATGTATGGTGGTGGATGCACTCCAGAAGGTAAGTATTGGGAGGCACGGAAATGAGTTCTTATATTTCGTGCTATAATATGAACCGAGAACTGGAGCACTTTGAGGTTCCTGAACCTGTTTATGTGTATATCGTTCAACTGGAAAATCAAATCAAGTATGGTTCTGGTGGTGTGAAACGACTTTATCCTTTTAGATTTGGAGAGAAAGTAAATGACTGATATGAAAACCAAAGCAAAGAAAGTATTTTCTGCTTATTGGGATGACCCATGCCACGACCCTGCTTTACACCTTACTACTGTTCTTCGTGAGGTAATCAACCAACTTCAACAATCTCCTGGTGTGATTTCCTGTGCTGATATGTTAGAATTGTGTGAGGAACTTGAAAAATATGACTAAACTTACACAAGAACAAATAAAAACACTTGAAGACGCATTCAATTCAATTCCAGAAGATATGAGAACTGGAACATATATGACGATGGGGGGAATTGAAGAACAACTTGCGAGTGGTGCTAAAATTATCCTTTATATAAGACGAGGTGAAAATATAATGTATGATGGTAAAGAAAATATACAATTTGTGATAGAAAAAATGAGGTTGGAAGAATGACTAACCATCCATCATACTGATGTCCTAAATGTGGAGAACAAATCGGTTGGTTAGGACGATTTTTTAATTTCTTTATTCCAAATTACCATATGTGTGTGAAATGACTAATGAACCATCAGACACAGAAATCCTTGAGTTTCTGTTGAACCAATTTCAAATGCACTCTCCTAAAATGAATGGGCAACATTCTTGGAGATTTATGAATGATTATTATATGAAGTTTGCAGTAGGACCAAGTGCAAGAGATGCTGTGATTGCTTGTATGAAGGAACGGAAATGACTGAAAATAGAAAAAATTATCGTTTAAATGTAGATAAAATCAAAACACTCAAGGATGTAAAGAATGTTCTTGATAATCTCCATCTTATGGGATATTATGATGCAGATGACCCAAATGATGAGAACTATTATTTGAGTGAGTATTTTACAATTCCGCAAGAACGACAAGGACTAACATTCTCAACACCACGCAAGAGTATTGAAGAAATCACAAAAGAACTTGATGAGAAGTTTGATGCTCTTATAAAGACAACAAAAGAAAAGTTTGAGTGTTCTAACTATTTTGCTGGAAAACGATATAACGAAAAGTTTAATAGGATTATTGAGAACTTTGAGTATGCCAAGGAGCACGGGGAATTCAGACCCAAACTCACTTTTACTATTGGGAATGGATTGAGCACAAATTCTTCTTTTATTGCTTCTTACGAACAATCACTTATATTCAAACAGGGAAACAAACACGAAGGTTATTATACGAATGGAAATCGTAGATATTTCAAGTATTATATGCCTGATAAACCGAATGCGATTGTGAGGTTCTTTATGAGAACTTGTCTTGGATTTTATTGGGTTGATGAGAAGGACACTTGAAGAACTGGCATAGGGACACTCCAAATTCTCCTGTAATGCCTTATAATACATTCATATACAAAAACCTAATGATTGAACTCCCAGAAGAACTCAAAGATATTAACTTACAACAAATGATTTGGGATAAGATTGTAGCAGAAAACAAAGAGATGCACGATAAACAAATGACTGATGTTCTTTATGATAAATTTGATATAAATATCTAAAAAAGTATTTGTAAGATGGACGCACAAGAACTTTGCAACCTTCAAGAAGCATATATGAAAGTTTTTAGCAATCAACTAGAAGAGAATGGAGATTTATATCAAGATAGAGAGTATCAAAATAGATACGGTTTGCCTGCAAAGGAGACAAAGGAGACAAAGAAGGCAAAGAAGGTAAAGATAAAAGATTTGCACCAAAATAGGGAGTATCAAAATAGATATGGTGAAAGTTACGACTACTATGACATTATCCTTTCACACTTACTTGATGAAGGATATGCTGATACAGAAGAAGCAGCAGCTGCAATTATGGTGAATATGAGTGAAGAGTGGAGACAGAGTATTATTGGGTGATTTTGTAAAACTTATTCGGGATTGAAATGAAACCACTACCAGATAAACTACAACTTGATATTATGTGGAGTGTTGCCACTTCAACCAGTATTGAAACTGGCACAAGACCTCACTATGGGTTTGCCAAGATGCTGTATGATGAACTCAACGACATTCAACCACCAGTAAAACTGGGAGATAAAAAATGAAACTAAATGTGGAAGAAAAACTAATATTGTCTCTACCGTTAGTAATAAATGTGAAATGAATATTTCTATTGAATATACGACACTTTACTAACCGTCACAAGGGCACTTGAAAACAGGTGCCCTCTGTGGTATGATACTCTCATACACAAAGACCTCATATGACCTCAACTCATAAACAACTTCAAATCAAAATTACTGGGGAAACTCATAATGATATTATGGTTGCTTTGGATCAAGTATTGAATGAAGTTGAAGACAAACATATGTCTGGTGGTTATACAAATTTTGGTAGAAATGATACTAAAATTTATGAGACTAGAAGTTATTGGTTTGAAATGAAAGAACTTACAGTTACTGAACCTACCAAATCTGTTCCACAAGAACAGTCAATCACAAGAATGAACCGAGAAACCACAATCACCAAAGAACAACTTGAGGAAGTGAAATGAACACACCTAAAGAAACCTACGAATACTGCGAACAACTTATTCGTCAGGAAATTGAGAATGCTTTTTCTTCACGTTCTACTTTTTCTAATGAAGAAAGAACTATAACATTTTCTTCTAGTAATGCTACATTTGACCAACTCAAAGACCTCTACAAACACTTGGAGAACATCCAACAAATGAAAAAATCTTATCTTTCGGGACGATGAACCACCTCTTTCTTCTACTTGTTTCTAATCTCACTAATAGCAAATGGGATTTTAAGAAATGACTGAACCAACAGGATACAAACTAAATCCAGAGAAATTAGCATCAGCACGGAGAGAACTTCTCCCGTATTTGTTTCGTAATTTTTATTACTCTGAAGAGTTTGAGTATTTTGATTTAGTCAAACCATACTTGGATATTCCAGAGCCTCCTAAAACTCTGGAACAAATCTCACAAGAACTTGATGAGAAGTTTGATGCTCTCATAAAGACAACAAAAGAAAAGTTTGAGTGTTCTAACTATTTTGCTGGAAAAAGATATAACGAAAAGTTTGATAGGATTATTCAGGACTTTGAGTATGCGAAGGAACACGGACAGTTTCCACAAAAACTTACTCTTGGTTACTCCAAGTTTGATTCCTCCAATTTTGTTGTGAGTGGTAGTTCTGTGGAAAGTTCTCTTGTAATCAAACAGGGGAAAAAACACGAAGGTTATTATACAAATGGAAACCGTAAATATTTGAGGTATTATATGCCTGATAAACCGAATATGATTGTTCGTTTCTTTATGAGAACTTGTTTGGGATTTGTTTGGGTTGATGAGAAGGACACTTGAAGAACTGGCACAGGGAGACCCAACAAGGTCTCCTATTGGTCTATAATACTCTCATACACACAGAAACCTTTTATGGATTTACCAAAAAACTTCCCAGATGTAAATAGGATTGAAGTAATTTCAAGTGAAGGTGAAGAGTATTTTTGGGATGTTTATGATGAATGTTCTAATGTTCGGGTAAATATTCTTAACGAAGGGAAGACACTTAAAGTATTTTTAGTAAAAGGAAACTGAAATGATTGACCTCTCTCAACTGACCGAAGACCAAATCAACGAACTTGAACTTCAAATTCAAAAACATAAGGAAGAACAAAAACACAAAGATAATCTAAAAAATCTAAAAGGTTATAAAGTCACTTTTTATATTAGGTTTGACCCTGAAAAGCATAAGGATGATGATATGCTTACAGATGAGGGAGAACTTGACCCGAACATTTTTGCTGATTATTTGTGTGATAATCTTGTTACAGACCTGATTAGGGGTTTTGAATTGTATGGTTATGAGGATGTAAGTTATCCTAATGTGGAAGTAGCAACAAAACAAGAAATTGAAGACAAATTTTGAGGAACCTGATGACTTCTATTCTCCAACAATACACTCTTGAAGATTTCGTCAAGTGTCGTAATCAAAAAGAATGGATTTGTGATGAATGTAGAAATTGTGGTGATAGAGATTGTTGCTCTGGAAATCACATAATGTTTAGAGTTCCTAAAACTGATGATTGTCTTTGTTCTATTTGCTTGGAGGCACTGAAATGAATAAACCTTATTTGCTGATTGCGGGAGAACATTTTTACCCTTCTAGGGATACTGGTGATTGGATTGGGTGTTTCTCTACCTATGAAGAAGCAAAGGCACAAGTAGAACCCAAAAAACCCAAAGGATATACCGTAAATGGATGGGAATGGGGTTGTGATTGGTATAAAATTGTAGACCTTCGTGAATGGACTGAATAATGAGATACTACGATAGAACTTATGAGCACCAGTGTGACTTTGATGCTAAAAACAGAGCAGAAAAAGCATCACAAGATTACTACAAAAAGTGGATAAATCTTCGTAAAGAAGTAAGAGAACTGGTAAGAACTCAAAACATTTCTATTACACCTGAATTTGCTAAACTGATTGGACTGAAATGACTTACATTATTCTTCGTGATACTTTTGGAAATGGTCTGGAAACCATTTCCAATATTGGACTTGAGGTGATTGAAAAACATCAACTTGATAATTTTATTTTTGATGCCGCAGATATTGTTGCAAATGAAGAAGGTTATGAGGATTTGAATTCTTATATTGAAGAAAGTCCTATTCTTATGCAAGAAACTCTTGTAATCTGTGAAATCGTAGAAACTATCAAAGACAAAAGTGTAGATACATACATTAGGGATGTTCTCAAAGGACAAGTAGAAAAAGAAAACAAAGAAGAGTATGAACTTTATTTGAAATTGAAGGAGAAGTTTGAGAAAGTAAATAATGGATGAGGACTACACACCAAGAAATCGTGAGAAAGCCAAACAGGCAAAGTATGGTTTCTTCTGGTGTAATTCTTGCGATAGACAACTGGTGAGGGATGGTGTAAAATGCCCTGTATGTGGAACCAAAAACAATCCAAAGAAAATTCGTTACGAGTGAAATTATTATGAAAAACGACCCTAAAAGAGCAACAGGAAGAACTACTGGACTTATGCTCCAAACAATTGGCAGAGCAGTAGAAAATCCAGGAACAGAAGTGGAGTTTATTGACCATCACGAACAAAATCACGCACAACTACTGTGTAAAGAAAGAATTGAGAGTATTGCTAAACAACTCAATCTTGATGTTTCTGTGAATAATTGGGCAAGAGTGGATACTAACAATACGGCAACTTTTGGACTTTATGTAAAATCCAACTGGGTTTCACCTTATGCTCAACGGACATCAATGGAGGAAGCATTCAAGGATAATTATGGTGTATATCCAAATGAATTGAAATCTGTTGATGACCATAAATGTTGGGCATCTTTCAAAAGAGGATTTGAAGCAGCACAAAAATGACTGACCGCAACGACTTTCCAACAGAAGAATGTTATAATCCCGATGAGATTATTGTGCGGGATATTGATACTTTTCATATGGAAATGATGGGCCCTGATAGTATGTGGATTGGTATTACCCGCAAGGATGGACAGATTGACCATTTTAATGTTATAGTGAAGGGTAAGAAACTTGATACTCTTTGGACACCTCGCACAGGGCATATGAATCCTGATAAACTATGACTGACGAACAGATTGATTATATGCTTCAAATGCACAGATACTTGATTAAGTGTGAGTTGAATACTATGGTTGCTAAAATCAATAGAGAAAAAGACACAGAACTCCTCCAAGAAGCATTTAATGATACGAAATGGGAAGAGTTTGCTAAATGGTTCAAAATGATTAGAGACCAATGACTACCAGAGCCCTACAAATCCTAGAATCAACAATGGAATTGTCTATGCGTCCTAAAAGTGGCGATAGACAGAAGTTGATTGCTCGTGTGATTCGTGAAGTTGCTGATAGGTTATGCACCGATTGGGGAGAACTTGAAGACCCAGTATCTGTGCTGCGTGAAATTGCTGATGAAGTGGAGGCACTCTAATGTTTGGTATTGAAAAAGATTTCCAAAATCTAATGGAACAAGTTTATGGACCTCTCAACAAAGATAAAGAACCACCAGACACTATTGAGATTGGTGGTGTAAAATATAAGAGGATTGAAGAACCTCAAAGTTTTTATGATAAACTCTGGGGGTTGATAAAAACTAAACTTGGTGATACAGTTGAGTGTGATGAGATGGCAGATAGAGTGAGAGATTTGATTAGGGAGCATATTCCTGAACCTAAAAAAGGTCCTGGACTACCAGAGTATTCTATTGGATTTAATGAAGCAATTCGTCAAGTAAAACTGAGGTTATTTAATGGCATTCAATAACGAAATTGAAAGAGTAAAAGCACAAATATTTGTGCTTGAAAAGAAACTCTCATTCCTTGAAGAACTGGAAAAAACAAAATCACCAGTAGAAGAAGCATATAAAAGAGTTTATGGTAACTATCCTATGACTGATGTTACTGATGGATGTTGGGAAAATTTTCAAGCAGGTTATAAGTCCGCACAAAAGGATTATAAGGTAGGAGAGTGGGAACCAACACCACAAACACCAGAACAAACAGAACAATCACTCAAAGAGGCATTTGTAGAAGCACAAAAAACAGAAAAGTGGAAAGAAATTCAAAAGAAAATTGATACTCCAGCAGAAGGCATCTATGATAATATTGATATAGATAAGTTGTTGGAGAAATGGAAAAAAGACCCACCAGAGTTCTTGAAGTTTGAACTGGGACAATCTCTTACCGATTTGATTTACGATTGGTGGGAAGATATTTTTACAGTTCAATCCAATGACGATATGGAAACCTCTATTGATGACCTTGTGTCTAGAATATCCAACTGGTTGCCGAAAGAACAATCTGCTGCTGGTTCTCAATCTCTTGGAGTTGAGGATATGGTAGAAGGTTTCAACGATTGTCTTAACAAAATCAAGAGGAAACTGCGATGAGTAGTAAAACTTATTTACAGTATGTTGCGATTCCCGCACTTGCGTTTTTCTTTTCCGCAATTATATCCTATAATCTAACACCAGAGAAGACACCTCAACACAATTCCACTGTGTCTGGGTCTTCTGGTAATCTTAAATGCACTTCGTCTTGTGTGGTGAAAGAACAATGATTAAACTATTTCAGTTTCTATTGAGTGGTTGCTGGCATCACTGGGAAGTTCATAACGAAAAGAAAATCTTTGATACTGGCACTAAAATCAAATATGGTGTAGAAGAGGGTGATGAAGTGCCTCTGCCTTGTGGTAGTAAGTATATTCTGCGTTGTAAACACTGTGGTGAGATGAAAATCTTTGATACAATGAAGGTCTGGTAATGGACTTTCCTGTGTTCTTAAACAAGTGGATAATCGGATTTAAACCGATTAAATACTCGCCATTCTGGTGGTGGTATCGTCTTATAAGTCATTATGGTTTCCGCTTTGATGATTACCACGTGTGGGGGGAGTTTTGGCACTCTATTAATTCTGGGTGGTTGGATATGAACTACCAATATGAGTTTGAGAAGTTTTGGGGCAAAGGGGCAAAACCTGAACGCATTGTGCTATCCAAAGAAGATTTTGATGTCCTTGTAGAGAAACTCAACGAACCACCACAATATAACGAAAAGATTGCGAGAGTGTTACAACGAAGAGCACCTTGGGACTAAATACACTATCATACGCAGTTGAGATATGGAACTGCTAAAAGAAGACGACATATTGCTTCGTAGAAAAGCAAAGAGAGTTGATAAGATTGATGATACTGTGAGAAACATTGCTGCGAATATGACACGCACAATGATTGAAAATAATGGTATTGGATTGGCAGCAAATCAAGTTGGAATACTCAAACAAATCATTGTGGTTCTTGTGAATAATGAACCAAAGGTAATGATTAATCCAGAGATACTTGATTTCTCAAAGAATGATTGTGTAATAAACGAAGGGTGCTTATCATTTCCTCAACAATTTTATGATATTCAAAGACCAGAAAGAGTCAAAATCAAATATCGTGGACTAAATGGACATCCTATGATAGAATGGTATGAAGGAATTGAGGCACGTTGTATCCTTCACGAAATTGACCACATTAAAGGGATTGTATTCACGGAGAAACTAAATGGTTGAAGTCACACCTAACGAAGACGGGTCATTTGAGATTACTTGGGATGAAAATGACCTACAAGAATCAATGTTTAATACTTGGACGGAAGAAGATTTTATAAAAGTGATTACAGAATACCTTGAACAAATTGTAGATGAATCTTCCACCAGTTCTAGTTGAGATTAGTATTTTAGTTATTTTGGAGATTTGGTTA